TTGTCTAGCCCCCTAAATTCGTCCATTGATTTTTGGTTTCTCTAATAAGGTTTCTGGGACGGGTGGGCGCATGTTTAATGCGTGATGAGGTCTGATCTGGTTGTATTGCCTGAGCCAAGTATTGATAACGACCTGGGCTTGTTTGGTGGTGTGGAACCATTCAGCGTTGAGGACTTCTTTTCGCAAGGTGCCGTTGAAGCGTTCGTTGTATCCATTTTCCCAAGGGCTGCCCGGATAGATTTGCATTGGTTTGATACCGATCCTCTTCAGCCAGTCCTGTAGATGCGTGGCAATAAACTCGGGTCCGTTGTCAGAGCGAATAAACTCTGGCTTGCCGTGTTTCATAAACAGTGGGTGCAATGCGTCCAAAACATCGTTGGCATTCATTTTGGGTCGCACTGCCACGCAGAGCGCTTGACGGGTATATTCATCTAGAACCGTCAGCATTTTATAGCTACGCCCATTGCTAAGCTTATCGTGCACAAAGTCGATCGCCCAAATATGGTTGGGATGTGTGGGCCGCAACCTGATGATGGAGCTGTCTTTATGATAAAGCCGTTTGCGCTTCTTGTGCCGACGCGGCAGCTGCAAACCCTCCTCACCCCAGAGGCGCTCGATCCTCTTGTGGTTAACACGCCAGCCTTCCATGCGCAGCAGGGCTGTGACTTTCCTATAACCATACCACCCATATTGCTTGGCCAGCCGGATCATCGCCAAGCGAAGTTCGTTGTCATCTACTGGTTTAGCTTGATAGCGCAGACTTGAGCGGGCTACATCCAGAACAGCGCAAGCACGCCGCTCAGAAATATCCAGCTTTTGACGCGTATGAATAACAGCCTGACGAAGCTGAGCCCGCGTCAGGCCCGCGGCTTTAGATGATCAAGGCTCTCCTTCAGGATCACCTTGTCTAACTGCAAGTCAGCGACGATTTTCTTCAAGCGCTCGTTTTCTTTCTTGAGCGATTTCATCTCAGAAACCTGCGAACGAGAAAGGCCTCCAAACTTCTTACGCCAGTAATAATAACTCTTATCTGAAATCCCAGCTTTGCGACACGCACTCACAACGTCCAAACCATCGTGCAAATGAACATCAATCTCGCGTAATAACTTCAACACATCTTCATCAGAATAACGCTTTCGACCCATGTTTCCTTACTCCCTTTGCCAAAATATACTGGCACAGTTCTAGGGGGCTAAGACACAGCATTCCGCAATGTTAGACTTACAGAATGCGCAGGCTTCATGCCCATGCACAACAATTTTTTGCAGCGGAGCCGCGCAGCGCGGACAGCGTTGGATATTAGCGTTGGCTGGGTGCGCGTGGTTATCCATTACTTGTTTTCCGTCACGATTGTTACGTCACCAACCTCTGTTTTTGCAGTCATTATGGTAGTCGCCCTTAACTCAACTCGCTCACTTATGAAGCGATGGCGTTTTGTTCCAAGTGCATGGCTTAGCGTATAAGCGGCAGAGGCTTTCCAATTCCTTACGCTTTTCTGATATTTGCTCAAGCGCCAGAAATTCATCAAAGTCATCAGCTGACTTGCCCATGACATTGGAAAACAGGCCGTTCTTTTTGCGGTTTCCGCGTGCTTTTAATTCTTCTTCTGCTCCGACAAGGTTTTTAAGTGGAGCCAGCGCATCGGATATTGCTTTGCCGTTGGCCGTGAATTTTCTGATTATTACATATTAGGCGTTGGTCGCTACCAGCTTCGCCAGTATCGGATTGTCTCTCTAATATAAAAAAATTGAAATTTTCATAAAAGCCGTTATTTCAGGAAGCGTTTAAAATGAAAGGTCAAAATTCATGCAGATTTCTGAAAAACATATAGAGGCCCACATTTCTAACCTGCGGGGCCGTCTTAACTACGAGACAAAAAAAGCAACAAAGCTCGGCTTTCCTACACTCCACGATTACATCAGAGACAAACTGACAAAAGAAACTGAAAAACAAGAACATCCGCTTCAGGTAACGCCGAAAATAAAGCGGAAAACAATAAAGCCAATCAAAAAGATAGCAGCGTCTACCAGTTCATGTGGCTGCTGCCCTTAAAAATTGCTGACGAATATCGGTTCAGCCAGCATCTCATTGTCCTTTAGATTTCAGGGGTGTAAATTTTGGCTTAACCAAGCTGCAAAACTACTTTTACCATTTGCAATTACGTCCAAGCTCAGTAATCGTAGTTTCATGTTGATAGTAATCTTTAATATTCTTGGTTTTTTAGCTTTGTTTGGAAGCGTGGTTCCGATTGTGCTGATGTTTTAAAAATACGAGGTTTTTCTCACATATTGGCCGAATACAGACCCTGATACATTTTGGATCGGCTTAGTTGTTGCGTTAGTGTTGCTCGGCATGGTCTGCATTATGGCCGAACTCCAAGACATAAAAGAAAAACTAGATAGACCAGACGAGAAATGACCCATGCTTAAGCGCCTTGCCCTTACCTTACTGCTTATTGCGCCAAGCTTTGCTTGGTCTCAAAAGTTTTTTCCTGACATCACGCTCGACAAAATTGGGAATATTGAAGTGGTAATTCGTGATTCAGCGGTAGATGGCTGTTGGACCAATATTAAGGAGGTTAAAAACTACGCTGAGGGCAAGCTTGAGATTGCTGGAGCAAAACTATTTGAACCAGACAATGACCTCTATCTCGCTGGGATAAATAATGGTTTTTATATTAAAGTGAATGCAATGCGGATGGACAATGGTATTTGCTTTGGAAATGTGAGCGTTTTTATTGGGGGCCTTGCAATGGTTCGAGATATTCTGGGAATTGTAAAATATTCCTCCACCGATGCAATTGCTGGTGACCCGAAAAACTTAAACATTAGCGTTCTTAATCATGTGCAAACAGCAATTAATGAATGGACCGTTAAATAGAACCTTTTACCTCTCCCTTAGCGCCTGCTCGATATTATCCAGCTTGGCAGCTATGGACCGCAGCGCCTCTTTCACGTCTTTCATTTCACGATCATGCGCCAGTTTGTCAGACATTATCTGCGACTTTAATACAGCAATATCAGTATCATGCCGACTGACTTTAAGGTGCATCATCCAAACGAATGCCGCGACAGGTGCAATCAACCATTGGATTACAAAAAGAACCGTATCCATCATCAGGCGATGTCATCAATGATTTCAATTGCCAGAAAGCCATCGTTGGGAAATGTCTCAATTTCACCAGTGTTGTAGACCACCTCAAACTCGCCTTGAAATGTGCCGGGGGTGTCAGTGTCACCCGTTTGCCAAGCATAACGCACCCACCCTGCCCGTTTCGCACGATTAGCGTCACGGATCGACCACCAGTAAGTGTTTGCTCAAAGCTGTATTTGCGCCACGCAAAGCTGCTCAAAGACGGGTTTACAGCTCGATCAAGCCAAGTCCCCATCCCGTCAGTTACGCGCTCTGTGCCGCTCTGTGTGCGCCGCATAACCTCTAAAGGTAAGCTGGCCAAAGTGCCGCTGATGAAATTTACCGCAGCCCAGATGGCTGGAACGCCCAACGCGCTTTCAACGTTTACTACAACCCCTGAGCTGGAGTTAAAATCGCCCCACCCCATTAGGTGCAGGAAGTTATCGGCAGACACAGGGATATTAGGGTTTTCGAGTGACCGGACCTCGACTTTTTTAAAGTTGTCAAACAGACCCATGCTGTGGTTTCCTAGTCTTATCTTTTACAAGGGAGATAATAAAATGGCAAAGTATGCAGTTCACACAAAGTGGTCTTGGCCTGACGGCGTTCCAAGCGCAGAAACGATGCAAGGATGGCACCGTGGGCATAAGTCAAACACTAAAGCTGAAGATATTATCTGGTTTAAGATTGATGAAAACACTCATCAATCAGTCATCATTTATTCATCTGAAACAGACGCTCAAGAAGAGCGCGCGAAACTACAAGAACAGCGCAAAAAAGATACTGCTTCAAATGGTGCTTCAATGGTGGAAGAAACCATGGGACCAATTCTTTCAATTATGTCTGAAGTCTAAACCGCCATTTTAAACTCAGGATCGTCCCACGGGCTTGTTGGCATTGTCATATCTTCTGCGCTCATTGAGCCAAGGGCCATCGCCAGCGCCACCAGCCCATCAATCTTTGAGTAGCTTTTCGACTTGTGCAGTTTGCGGTTGCCCGCAGGATCGCTTTGCACAACCGCTCCAGCTGCGCACATATTAAGGATCGGGTTGCCGCCGTGACGCAGCTTGCGCTCTGCCACATGTTGCTCAACCTTATCGACCGCTGGCGACATATCTCGGAAGCCTTGGCCAAACGGCTGCATCGGAATTTCGCTGCCGATCTTTTCTAGCTCGCGCCTAAAGTCATTGATGCGCCACCTGTCATAGGCGAGCAGCTGCAGCTGATATTCCTCAGCTATCTCTGCCACCGTTCTGGCGATCACCTCTGGCTGAATAACTGGCCCCGCTATCGTGGTTAAATAACCTTGGTCAGCCCATATATCCCACGGCACCTTTTCGCTCTGTGCCTTGTCCCTCAGCCCGTCCTCTGGCAGCCAGAAATGCGGAACAACGTGCAGCTGGTCATCCTTGGGGAATACCAAAACCAGCGCCGTTAAATCTCGACTTGCCGAAAGATCGAGGCCAGCGAAACAAACATCACCAGCCTCGACAAGTGCAGGAGAACAACACGCCTCCCATTCTGCGCGTGACAGAAACGGAGACTGAGCCTCGATCCGCTGATTGAGGAATAGCCAACGAAAAGAGTTTGCTTTTGCCGGGAGCCTTTCAGCTTGCTCGGCAAAATCCTTCATATCTTGTTTTGAGCGAAACTTACCCAGTGCAGGGTTCGCTATTTTCCACGCTTTCTGGTCAGAAAGTTCACAATCTTTCGGAGCCGAATAAACGTGCGAAACAATGCGCCGATCTTTTGCAGCCGCCGCGTCATCCAGCCAAATGCTAAAGAGGTCAGCATCCGTGGCAGCTTGCGTAGAAATCGCGATAAGTAACGGGTTAGCATGTGCGCCCTGTGCAGTTTCAATTGCTTCAACAAATGCATCGTGGGGACCGCGTACTTGCCCTAGCTCATCTAAGATGGCCAAGACGGGTGAGAGCCCGTGCGCAGTCCCGCTCTCTGCGCTTATGGCTTTAAATTCAACATTACAAATTAAACCGACCAACATCTTTTGCGATGGTACGATCCGCACAATCTTTGATAGCTCAGGCGACAGTCTGACCATTTTTTCAGCAAGTTTAAAAACCAAGCTGGCCTGATCGCGCGATCTAGCACCGCTGATGATCTGGCTGTTTTGCCTTGCTTCTGGCCCAACCAAATGCGCCAGCAGAATGGCTGCGATCAGCGCAGACTTGCCGTTCTTTCTCGCCACTGACAGGTAAGCGCGACTGGTGCCGTGCGGATTATCAAACACATCCAGAATAAACTTGCGCTGAAACTTCATCAGCTTGATTGGCTGACCAACTTGAGCGCCTTCTGGGATTAAACAGTAAGCCTCAATGAATGCGCATATCTTTTGACCTCGCGTCATTAAAACAAACTTCCTTGACTATTAATTTGACAGAAGTAGCCAAATTTAATTTGGTGAGGGCAGCCAACATTAGGGAGAATAAAATGATTGAAGAATTTGGCGGTACTTTAAACTTCATTGCCGTTTTGATACCAACACTAATGGCGTTTTTTTATGGCTTCAGATGTTTATTTGCGACTGAAGGCTTTATTGCACAGTACGGTCTAGGTGCAGCTTCGGAGTTTATGATCAAAACAACTGGCACATTTGTGACCGCGCAAGGTTTAACCTACGCAATCTTAATTTTAACTTCACCAGCAGGCGCTTGGTCCGTATTTGCATTCGGAACAATCCAAGCCGCTCTATTTCTTTATTTTGGTTATACAACAACAACTGGAAAATGGGCTGAAGTGGAAGGCGTTAAAGCTTCAAAGGAAGGCTATATAGTGCCAGCAATTTTGTTAGTGTTTCACCTAATAATAATGTTCAACATGAGCGACGTCATTTATGCGCCCATGACTGCAGCAAGTTAATCAATGAGCGGGCTGAGCAATCAGCCCCTCAACACCAACATCCCTTAAAGCCGCTCTAGCCTCCCCCTCAACCTTAGCCGATCCATTGATCGTGCGCGGATCAGAGACCGTTTGGTTTAGCGACATTGATCGAATTACTGCCAGCTGTCGCCGCTCAAGCGTATCGATCACCGATAGAAACGGGTTTGGAATTGGCGTCCCGCGCTTATTCTCAATCATCATACCCATGGCATCCAGCTCAATCTGAGCGGCGCGGATGTCCGCTTCCATCTTTACGATTTTCGCCAACAAGATCAGGTCCATATCACGCCAATCTGACCTCGCGCGGGCGCGGGTGAACTGGTGCCAAATTATCAGCTCAGCCTCGCTGCGCAGTTCCACTCCAGCTGGCAATGGGATGCGATCATTGATGGCACCAACAAAGCCTGCCACCGCTGAGGTCGCGCTGTTTTTGTCAGATCGTTTTTTCATTTATAACTCTGTTTAAAGCTTGTCAGGTAGATGTCAGGTTGATACCCTCCTCAGTATTTACTGCTCCCTTTGGCATTAAACTCCTATCCTATTATGATCCTGCCCTCACTTAGTTTTAAGTGGGGGCTTTTTTTCGTAAACGCAAAGAAAGTGCGATGTGGACGCCGGTTTCTTGATCGTGGCTTTTAGCGATCTGACCACCCCCCGCCGTTTGTGATCCAAGCGCCGATTTCTAGCGTATTTCTAGTATAGTTAGGAGATAAGATATGTCTGCACATCGTGACTTCCTTCAGTTTGAAACTGTCCTTTCGTACTGCTTCAGCAAAACGAGCTGTGAAAACTATGACCAAGCGATGCACTACGGTCGGAAGAGCGGTTTTTTTACCGCCGCTAATAAGTTGACGCCGACTGGAAGCCGCATGGCAGAGTTTTTATTTGATGGCTGCAAAACCGCGTAATTGACTAAACGCTCGGATGCTTTGGATCGCTGGGCCATCCATCGCCTCCGGTATTCAGAAAAGTTTTACGCTGTGTTAAGATTGTTTAGACCCGCTAAAGGTACTGCTGACAAAGAGTAATTTAAAAAATACTTAGCGTCTGCCCGACGATTTGAATAAGCCCATCTAATTGAAGATTTGATCACAAACTGACAAAGCCACCAATATCTTAGCCAATTAAAACATATCACCATCGTAGTGATCTGGATGGTATTTCTTCATGTACCAACGAAAAAACCAAAGGATAAACCATGAACAGACCATACCTAGAAATATTTTAGGGTTGGTCTCATATCCTCTTTCCAGCGACTTGTCTTTTATTCTAAGCATAGCCCCAACGGCAGCCATATTCCCTAGCATAACAAGCATTGTTCCACTCATTGTGAACATGAAAGTGAAGATAAAAGCGTCAAGTTTTCTCAAAAACAAACGTGCGTACGTCACAAGCTTTGTATCAGACGCAAGTACATCTAACGGCTGCGATTGCTTCTGCGTTTTCCTTTTTCTGTAGGGGTAAATAATTATCACCAGTATAGATAATACAACCGCGATGGACATGATGGTAATACTTGCCTCGGGGAATTTGCCGTACAGTACAATCACCAACGGAAATGCTAGGACCCAAATTAAAATAAGGCCCCGCAGGCTAGCTATATAATTCTTGTGGTTTTTATCCTCACTCATGACAACAAAAGTTTACTCGGTTTTTTGTTTTTTTCAATGTGCCTCGCCAGAGAAGCCTCATTTATCTAATATTATTCGCAGCCTCAGCTTAAGACAGTTTGGTTTATCAGAAAAGTTAGAATTTACTCATGGGGTGCTTTGGATCGCTAGGCCACCCATCGGGTCCGATTGTCGAGTCATACCCCAACGCCTCTTCCGATTGGATCGAACCAGAGTGACAGCGCCAGCATACGCTTTCAAGGTTGGCAGGATCGTTGAACAAGGTCAGGTCGCCTTTATGCGGTTGGATGTGATGAACGACCGCTGAGCGGGGATCAGAGCGTCCGTTCGTTAGGGTTACTTTGCAACGCTGGCAGCGGTAGCCATCGCGGGTCAGGATCGTGCCGCGCATCTGCTTCCAGCGTTTGTTGTAGTACAGTTTGCGATATTCATCAGCGGTGGTTGAGCGTTTATTCATAGCAAAAAGGTGTGTGTGGCGACTGGGAGTAGCGGTCGCCACACAAAGCAACGACCCGTATGGGTGTCAGGATCGTTTATCGAGCAGTACAAGGAAGGATGAACTGGACGTAACTTTTCCAATTCTATCCAAAATCTCACGATCGTCTCACGTTTTATCAACCCCCTAGTTGCGATAATTGCATTATTTTTTCCCAGACGTCTGAACAGGCGTCTTTCTGGGCCTTCCAAAGCTGCTGATAGTTCAACCCAGTATGCTCCTGCACCGCCCTTGGACGCATACCAGACGCCTTGATATAAACCGCGGGCTTAAGCCGTTTGCGGTCGCCCTTCTCGATCAGAGCAACGTGATGCCACAGCTCAAGCATGACCTCAGCGCGGGTGATTTGCTTTGCGCTGGGACGCGGTGCTTTGGTTTCGTCGGACGGTAGGTTTTCAATCTCGCCCTTGAGGTACGCGCTGACCATCTGCCAAACCGTGACCTCATCCACGCCATCTGGCAGCGCAGACTTGGCAGGAAAGCCAGAGCGTGGTGGTGCGGCATAGGCGGCGCGGGATACAAATGCTGCCTCTCGCAGTAGCTCCCAGACGATGTGGGTATGATCCACCAAGACGCCCTGCTTGAAGTTTTGTTCCGCTGCCCGTGTGCCATCGCGAATGGTGCTGTGCCAATCGTGGTTGCGCAGCCTGATTAGTTTTTCGTCTGTCAGCATCACTGCACCATCGGAAAGTAAATTCTAGCTTTCCCCTTCTGCCCCACCAGAACGTGGCCGCGCTTTGTGAGCGTTCGCAGCGCCATGGTAAAATCGGCATGGCCAAAGTTTACCAAGTCAAAAAGCTGGTTGGTGGCGATGCCGGGATTATCTTTGATCAGGTAGAGCAAATCCTGCGTCCGATCTGGTTGTTTGTATTTCTGCACCTTCAGCTTTCCATCGCACGGCAGCGGTGGTCGTTTGCGCAGGATGGCCTGCTCGCGTTCAAAATCCAGCATCGCGGATGCCAGCCGATGCTCATCCATTTTTATTCTCCAAAATAAATTTGCGATTGAGGATGAGGCCGATCTGAGCCTCGTTCCATTTTTTGAAATCATGGCGCAACACCCGCTGCCGATTGGCGAGGCCATTCAGCTCATCAATCGAGGTGATGGTCTGCAACGCTTTTTCAAAATCTTTTTCACCTAAATCAGCCCAATCAGCGACCGGCGCGTCACCCGCATTCATACGTCCCCCTAAAGGGGGACTTGTATGGGGTTCCGCTGTCGCGTGGTCTTCGCTGCGAAACGCACCATCATTTTGCTTCGCATTAGCTTCGCATGATTTTTCTAAAGCATTGATTTTAAACTATTCTGTAAATCCTGGGCTTCGCTTTTGCTTCGTTTTTGCTTCGCTTTTAGCATCTCCAAAATCTTCAAAAACGAAGCCATTATCCGACGCTTCGCAAAATGCTTCGTTCGTTACGGGTGCCGACGGGAAATGACTGTAATTGTCAGACCCATCAAACTTTACCCGCACGGATGCATCTGGATACGCATCTAGCAAATTTTGTATGACACGGAGATTATGATCGCGGAAAGTCATCAATTCTCCCCGCTTCAATCGCTTCTTTGACCCACTTTTGAGCGGTCCGTTTGGTCTTGTTTGAGGCGATATAAACCTCGGTCACAAGGTCCGCTCTTTTTACCTCACCCTTGCGCCTCAGCTTGCGATCTTCATCTTCAACAAGGGCCATTGGGTTGATCGTATTGTCAGGCTCTTGGCTCGCTGGACCGCGCAGCTCAGGCACCAGCGTATCGATCTCAACCATATCCTCATCGCATACGCCAAGACCCACTGTGATCATGTCAAACACGACTGGCTCACCCAGAGAGGCATCCTTCATTTTGGTGCTGGTGAAGAGCGTGCCAGTGATGATCCCAGCCTCTTCATACGGCTCAACGCGGAACTCATGATCAACCGCAGCAGGCAGCTCAGAGGCACCCCTAGCGCGATGTTTAGCGGCATCAGAATGGCCCGTGTGATGCACCAATAGAACCGCGCATTTGTATTGCTGGATCACTGCTGTAAGCGAGACAATCAGCTTGTTTATATCCGCGCCAGACTTTTCATCAGCCGCGCCAAGCGCCCTCGCCAGCGTATCCACAACGATTAAATTTGGGGTACCATCAATGCTAATGCGCTCTTCAATATATGCGATCAGCGCGGCAATATCCGCGTCATCAGTCAAGGTCAGGGGCCGCTCATTGCCATAAAGCGGTACCTCTTTGAGGCTCTGCTGATTATACTTTTCCCAGCCTTTAAGCCGCCGATTAAGGCCACCATGGCCCTCGCCGCATATGATCAGCACAGCGCCCTGCTTGACCCTATTCCCGTGCCAATCTCTGCCAGTGGCAATGCAGCAAGCGAGATCATAAACAAGAAAGGATTTTTTTGCGCCAGATGGACCAAAGACCATGGCGAAGGTGCCTTCTTCGATATGCGATTTTACCAGCCAAACTGGCGGCGTCACATCGTCCAGCCCAATGCGCTTAAAAAGCGGCTTTTTTTCATTCCGTAGGGCCGGAGGTTCAATTTTTAATTTTCTGTTCAAGTTGGTATTTTGCCAAATTGTATCTGTCATCTCTTTCCTCGTATTTACTCAAGATGACGGTAAATCTTCGGATCGTCTCACAGCCGCGCAAGCCTCTAGTTGCGATCGTGAAATTTTAAGATTGTCTCACACCCTTGCAATTCGTTAGTTTTTAAAAACATCAGTTTTGGAAGGGACAAGAAATGAAATATTGCACCTCAACAAAATGGCATTGGCCAGATGGAGTTCCAAACGAGCAGAAATTTGTAGAACAGCTCGCTGAAATATTGCCTCTTGCGGATTGGGAAAGAGCATATTGGTACAAAATCGATGACAATCATTCAGGTTCTTTTACGCTTTATCCAGATAAAGAAGCCTATTTACGGTACATGGCTGAATTAAATGAATTTCGCGGAAAAGCCACATCGGACGGCATTACAATGGTCGATATGGTAGAGGGGCCGGTACTAGGAGAAAATTAAGTACCGAGCCTGAGTTTTAAACAAAAAAAAGCCCCCGCAGAGCATATCTGTGGGGGACGAAAGCAGTGACGTTGGGAAAGTATTGAAATGAACCTTTAGAGAAAACATAGTTATTGGACGAAAAAGGAGAGTAATAATGTCCATGTTTGACAAAATTAAGGCGAGAAACAGAGAAGCATTCGAGCCGTTATTAAGTGATGATTTTATTGGTCGAAGCCTAGCAAATAATAACGAATACACCCGTGACAATGTGCTGGCGTATTGCGACAGATTTAAAGTTGAAAGCTACGAATTACTCTGCGAAACAGAAACAAAAATAGTCTGTCAAGCAATAGATGTAACAGAAGAAGGTCGCTTTCCAGTAATGGATGTTTGGACACATGATGGCAGTAAAATTACTGCTTGCGATTTTCTTTTTGGACGAATGGGCGAGATATAAAAAAAGCCCCCGCAGAATTAACTGTGGGGGCTGTAAGAACAGTATCTGAGGGCAGGTAGGAACCGAGATACTTTCGTCTTGCAAAGTTTAGGCGTTGAGAACAAAAGTAGAACATGACGCTGCTTTGGTCAATACGAAATAATCACATCGTTCTGAATTGTAGGTGCGGACACGTCGGAATTATCGCCGTGCAGGAGCTTATTGATGTGCTGGGGGAAGATGTTGAGCTGGACGTGGTTGAGCGTTCTGCGCGGTGCAGCAGCTGCGGGTTTCAAGCGAATATCGAGCGTGCAAATCATCTACGTTGGCGCGAGCGAATATGCGCTGCTGGGTGCAGATACCAAGCCAGAGGATGATGAGGCTGAATAAATCCCGCAAACAAAACATTTTCGTTATGTCTTTTGTGCAACAAAATAAATATGTACCTCAATATGTACCTCACGGCCCATTTAGTAGGTAAAGTCTTAAATTATCAGGGGGTTATAATCGCAATATGGCGGAGGAGGTGGGATTCTACGAATTAAAGGAATTTTGTCATATTTTGCAGGTATTTACTTATCTGTGTGAAAATTTTAGTAATAAAAGTAGTAATAATTTTGTTGAAGCCCCATGCCATCTAACCTCATGAAGCAAAATGGTTCACCGTATTATAGCGCGGTGGTCCAAGTACCTAAAGATGTGCGACATCTTTTAGGAAAAACTGCGTTCAAAAAATCGCTCAAGACCAGTGATAAAAGAATAGCGCAGGCAAGGGCTGTCGAAATTGTTGATGGATGGAAAAAACTGATCGAAGCAGCCAGACAAGGTCAAAACGCAGCTACAGAGTCTAAAATCTCTACAATCGTAGAAGACATTAGGGCAATGCAATCCTTACTAGAAAAGGACCCAGAGGACGATCATGCTCAAGCAGGCTTAGATGCAGCTCACATGCAC